AACTCTCTAAAGTTTACATTTGAGATGGAGTCTACTTCAATTCCTCCGTCGAGTATGAGAGGTCTACGACCCCCTGCGTCAGGACGGTATCGAGCTTGCCAAGATTGAATCATGCGCTCTTTAATTTTTTCAGATAAGGTATTAGGGGATTTTAGTACAAGACCTGGAACAGCCCCATTCTTAAAGAAGTTATCTTGGAAGTCCCGCATATTCTTCATAAGAACCATTGTTCGCAGCGCTGGCTTCAATCGAGAAACCCCTCTATAAATTGAGTAGAACGAGTTTTCTTTAATATGAATAATCTCACTTGGAGAATAGTTTACTTTTTCATTGTAAGTAAACTTATCAATATAAGTTGTCTCACTTGCATGAATAGTCATTTTACTTGCGGGCAAGTGATAAAGATGTACTCCATCAAAATAAATAAAGACGTTTCCATCTATAATATAATCTGTAATTAAGTTACGACGAAATGTGCTAATATCCTGAAAAAGATTAGGCTCTTTATTTAGAAGAAGATTTACTCTTGAACGCTTAAGTCCTTTTACTACACTGTTTCCAGGCGCTTGAAGTCCGACTTTTACATTAATTTCTGCACAATCGTCTACAATCATATTTACACCACGATTAACAATTTCTAAATCTTCGTACGCTCGCTCATAGCTAAACGTAAATTCCCGTGACGGAATAGTTTTCTCGGTAAAGTATGGCTGTGCAGGATTTAGTTTTTCCTCCACATCCTTATTTTGCCAAAAATTATACCAAGCCATGCTTTCCTCTTTGTATCTCTACCCAACGTTTTTGTTTAGGCGCTGAATGTAATGTTGGGTTACGCCCATATATTGAATGTAATTTTAAGTGGTGAGCGTGGCATAAAGTAACAGTTTCATCGTACAGTTCTTCAATATGTTCGTTAATGAATTCATCTCTAAAACTTCGGATATCTTCGAGATGATATCCTTGCTTTTGAACCCAATTCTGAAGTAAAGGGCTCAAACTGTAATAGTGATGAAAATCAAGCTCAGTGTCTTTTCCACAAATGTAACACTCCGTGGCTTTCTCATACCGGGCTTTTGCCTTGTCCCGTATATACTTTACGGGGTCTCGTTTTAGCTCTGTCATCTTTAAATCTATTACTTTTAATACCGAAATTATATCGTGGGGGAACTAAATTGTCAACTACTATTTTTCTCTGGTCCTATTAGAATCCAGTAGTTGAAGTTTCAAATGAGTATAGTGCATATCGAAGTGCATCAGCCATGTGCGATGCCATATTGTGTTTTGGCTTTTCTCTGGCCAAGTTAGGATTTGGATCCCACTGATATTGATCTAAACAAGATAAACTTTCTTTACATCGCTGATCTACAAAAAGATTATCATTGTCAACAACGCCAGCCACATGAGCAATGCCGTCAAGAACAGACTTTTTGGCATTGGTGGTAGTAATATCATAATTCTGAGCAAAGTCAAATCGAGTTTGCTGAGCCGCTGAATCAATGAAAATATAATCGATATCCCACTTTTCCATAAGTCTGCGAATTTCGACGGCATGTTGTTCAGTAGTTTTTTCAGCATCTAGATATTCATCTAACAAATAGTACTTTCCAGTGTCCCAGTCGTATCCTAGTACACAAAAAGCCGTGGGATCGCGATACCCCACATCAAGGCCTGCGAATATATCCATCTTCGAGGTATCGAGTTCTTCCAAGTTTTCGATACAGATTTCGTGATTAAAGTTCCAAATTTGTCCTTCATAGGTATTAAAGTCCGCCTCGTATTCTTGTTTAAATTCGGCTTCGGACATACTTTTTCTAGCTTCCGTAACATCATTCTCAGACATGCGCGGATTATCTTTATAAGTTGCTCGTATCGAGGCCCATTCTGAAAATTCATCTGTAAATCCCCTATTAAAAAACTCTGCAAACCAGTTATTCTTTCCTCGCGGAGTAGAAATAAATAATGCTTTTGAGCTATCTTTATCTAGCGTAGGACGAAGTGCAACATTGAACGCTTCTTTACCATCTGCCAATGCTGCCTCATCAAATATAATAAGATCATAACTACGGCCTACACAAGAGTCTACTTGATTAATTGAACCCATTCTTATTGTAGAACCGTTGGTTAGTTCAATTACTTTATCTTTAGCATTATCTTTTGCTACTTCAAGATCAAAGTGCTTAATCAATTGTCTTTGTAAGTCGAAAGAAATCTGAGACAAGGCATAGTTCGGAGACATAATTAAAATGTGAGAACCTGGGACTAGCGATACTAGCTGCCCAATAATATTTGCGATATAAGTTTTGCCCTGTCTTCTTGAAATTGCTGCAGTTACAAAACGATACTTATTGTTGTTTATCGCATTTATGATCGCCATTTGAGACGGAAGAGGTGTAACGCCGAGTAAATCCAAGTATGGATCTACTGGAAGCTTGAGAAACCTCGTCTCAGATTGAAATTCAACAAGTCGCTCGGAGACTAAGTCTCTCCTACTTATTTCTATTGTCATGTTATTATTATACCTTTAATCGTTTTTTCTATGTCCGTTCCAAGCTGCAAATCCTGCGACTCGAAGAGCCCAGTATGCTAAATAGTTTAACAACTTGAAACCATTTACTTCAATACAAATGTCGCGGAAAAGTTTATCCATCCACTTTTGATCTTTCTTACCAATATCTGTTCCATCTTTTTTCATAAGGGTAGCATATTTATAGCCATAGTCGTGAACAAGACCGCCCATAAGTAATACACCGGTAGGAGACAGCCACATAGCAAGAAATTTAGGGACAGACGCACCATCAAATTGGAAACCTCGGGGAATAACATATTCTTCCGCTCCTAGTGTAAAATGAAAATCATCACAGATTTCCCACTGACGAACACCTAACATCCACATCCATATTGCTTTCCAAAATCCTTTATCTTTTGTCTGAATTGCAAGAGGTTTCATATGGGGCATTTCGTCATAATAAAAACCTACCCTATCTTCTCCTTGACCATCAAACATACTTGCCACAAAGCCTATAAGAATAAGAGTAATTACAATAGTCCACTGCCAAAAATTTACCGCAAGATCAAGTAAGAAGTCCACTTATTTTCCTTTTTGGTATGCCTGTGCTCCAAAGAACGCAGCTACCAAGCCTGCTACCGCTACAAAGTAAGTCGGTGCCATATCACCTAAAATGTTTGATGCTTTTTCTAAACCAGCAAGATCAGTAACAACAACCATGGCGGGATACAACAACATACCAGCAAGAGAGAACCATGCCATATTTCGTTGTGCATCTCGCATTGCGTCCGCATCTTCTAGCTCCTTTCGCTTAAACTCCATGTACATTGCTTTTTCTTCATCATCTACTTTACCATCGCCATTCGTATCTGCTGGATGAAAATCACTCATTACCATTTTACCTTATCGGCCCAATAAGCTGCACTCATTTTGCCTCTTGCAATGTTCTTTGCGTGGCGCGCTTTAAAACTTTTACGCTTCGCTTTCATTGCTGCACTTTCTCCTGCTTTGGGCTTGCCGGCAGTCTTAGCGCCTTTTTGCCCAAAACGAATTGTTTTAATCTTAGAGCCTACTTTTGCTACAACAATGTGTGACTTTTTTGGGTGTCCTGGAGTACGCTTAGGCTTATTAAATCCTGATACTCCCGCCCTTTTTAAACGAGGATCTCGCTTTTTACCTTTTCTTTTTGCTGCCACGTCTCATTCTCGCTTTCCGCTTGGTAAAAGTTTTTACCATAGTCGGCTTGCCCCCTGGGTTGCCTGCTGCTCTCTTACGACGAATAGCAGATTTTTTCTGTGCTTTAGTCATACGAGCAGCTTTTGAAGCTGGAACACACTTAGGATACTTTCCCTTTTTGGACTTCTTACGGCCACAAGGCATATACCCCCCGCCCTTTTTCGGACGGGAGATATCTACCCACTTTTCTTTAAACCACTTGGTTAAACCACCTTTTGGCTTTGCCATTACTTTTTCTTTTTTCGAAGAATAGCTGCTTGTAAAGCTTTAGGCAGTTTCTTCTGCTTTGCAGTTAGACCCATAGACTTTTTCTTCTTGCCCTTGCCTTTTTTAGCTGGACGTCCTCGCTTTTTACCATAAGTTCCTTTACCTGCTGGCATTACTTGCTCCCCATGCGGTATCTACCGCCCTTGGCTTTGTAAGTTTTTACAAGCCATCCATTTGCGTAAGCTGAAGGATATACTGCAAACTTACGCTTCGCTTGAGCTTTTACTCTTGCGTAAAGCTTTTTGTTTGTGGGAACTGGCTTCTTTTTTGCTGCTTTTCTGCGGCGCTTTGCTG